GCCATGTTGGTCAACTGAGTCTCCGCCATCAGAAAGTCGATGTATTTTCGCAGGTCCTTACGGTCCTGCAGGATACTACGATCACTGATGACGAATTCCCCGGTGAAATTTGGCACATAAGCCACCTGGTTAGGTGGCGTAATGCCGGCGTCGTTAGTACCCAGAGTCTCAAGCTTCGGCGTATACAAGCGGATTTTAACCCGCGAAGTGTTCGTCGAGGCCGCGACTCCGGCGGCGCCCACCGCGGCACGCGAAAGCTGCATGGAAATGCGGTTGTACCCGAGGGGCGATGAGCCCGTCTGGTCTTCCCACCACCATACACCTTTAGCGTCCGGACCGAGGGGGATGAACGTGTGGGCCACAGGTGTTACCTGTGCGTCGTTCAACACGATGTTTGCGACTGCGGACATGAGATAAACCTCATTAGTTCCGGAAAGGGTAGACCCTTAGCGGGCTTCCTCCCGATTCGTTCAGATCAATGAGCCGGCTGCTAAAGCCGTGCTCTACGACGCCTAAAGCTGGCGAAGACCTAGTGCTTGATAAGTTGCCTTAACAAAGCAGCGGCTGACAACATCCGATATGATCCCAAGTCCACCTTCGGAGAAGGTGGGCGAGGGAGAGGAGAACTGGTCAGGATAGACCGGTCCTTCATACCATCGATTGTCAGGCCTTCCGCGTCCCACACAGTGCGAAGGTTCGCACCGGTGTCAACGGAGATGCCCCGGCGTGAGACGTGAGTCTCATTTCGGAAAGTCGTGGTCACGTATCCCTTTACAAAGGAGCTACGTGATAGGTAGCACGACTCTAGATTCCTTACATACCCACCGATGTCGATAAACCAGTCGACAACGAAGGAGTAAGGTACTAGCTCCCAGGCAATCCCAATGGGGTTTAGGGACGTATAGCCTGACAAAGTGCTGAGCACCGAAGATGGTGGGCGAAAATACACATCAATCAAACAGCGCGAGCTGTTTGTGACCGTGCACTTATCGCTCAATCCCGGAAACCCAGTCGCTACGCCTACTTGGCGATACTTATAAGCACGAGCTTTCGCACGCACCCTATAAGGCCTGACCCTATACATTTCGTCGAAACAGCCATAGATCGAAGTCGCAAGCGGCTTCCACCCGTAGGTCCATTCCAACCACATGTTGGCAACGATCTTTGTGGGATCGCGCCGGGCTCGGCGTAGCGCCGCGGCGGCATGACCAATCTTGGTCATGACGCCGCGGAACGAGCTCACTCCGGAGAGGTACTTACCGAGCATCGCCTTGGCCTGATGGGCTTCAGCAATGTCCACAGCAAGATCGAGCTCGCCCCTCCACTTATCGTACAGCTTGCCGAGAGCACGTGTATACGCCTGAGCAGTAAGGTTCTCCGACAGAGAGACGGGTGTAATTCCTAAGTCGCCATTTAACTGGCGCTGAAGGAGATTATCCGAATCTCTAATCGTAGTTTTCTTACCTTTCAGACGATTTACCGTGAGGGTGCTGTAGCTGTGCGCCGTTGGGTTCTTAAAATCACCCTTCGGCGCCGAGGTTACAATGAGGTTATGCTCATACTTTGTCGTTAGAACGGTCGTGGTAACACCAGTAATGAAATTGGTGTCGCTATAGGACCCCCCTAACGATTGAGAGTATGACTTCATCTCAGAGTGCCTCGTCGTGGACTAGCCGTAGAGCTGCCAGAGGTTCGCGTAAGCGTCCTCGAAATCCAACTTATCGATAAGCCCTTGGCCGAGGAGAATGTTAAGAAGGCGAGTGTGACTTCGAGTGTCAGGGGGATAACCCCTGATACCAGCCACCTCTTCTTCATGCCATTCAAACACGGTATCAAGTATTCTCGAGTTGTTGGACATGCAGCACCATTGCTAGTTGTTACCTTCCTCAGAGATTAAATCTCAGCCGGTGGTAAGCCGGATAGGAAGTCGAGTGGAAAATCCACTCTAAAGAGAAGCC